ATGGCGAAAGGCTTTACCAGTTCAAACACCAACCTGTTAGAGCTGGGCGAGGCGATGAAAGGCGCGGTGAAACTGGTGGCCGCTGCTGGTAATGGCAAGTTGGCAGAGAAACAAAGTAAGCTGAAAAATGCCGATGGCACCGCACAATCTATCGCCACGATCAGGATGGATAACCTTGACGGCGACCTGAAAAACCTGAGTTCGGCATGGGCTGATTTGCGTATTGAGGTATTTGAGCAGCAAGACTCCGCATTGCGTAAGCTGACTAAGACCGCTACCGACTGGCTAATGAATGTTGCTGTTTGGGCTAAGAAGAATCCAGAGCTGGTCGGCACCCTGACCAAAATGACTGGCGCAGCATTGGCGCTGGTCGCCGGGCTGGGCGCGCTGGGGCTGATTGCATGGCCGGTCATGGCTGGGTTTAACCTGTTGTTAGCGGGGGCCGGTCTGTTGAGTACCAGCTTTTCACTGATGGGCGGCACCATTGCCACCGCACTGACAGCATTGACATGGCCGATAGTGGCAGTAGTTGCAGCCATTGTGGCCGGTGGCCTGCTTATCCGTAAATACTGGGAGCCTATCAGCGCCTTTATTGCTGGCGTGGCCGAGGGCTTTACCGCTGCCATGGGGCCAATCAGTGCCGCGTTTGAGCCGCTCAAACCGGTGTTTAACTGGTTTAGTGACAAGGTAAAACTGCTTTCGAACGGGTTCGCTGACCTGATTAAACCGGTTAAAGCCACACAGGAAACCTTAGACGTAGCGACCAATGCGGGCAAGTTATTTGGCGAGGGGCTGGCGGCGGCGCTCAGTTTGCCGATGGATGCGCTGAATACCCTGCGCGGTGGCATTGATTGGGTGCTGGAAAAGCTCGGTGTTATTGATAGCAAATCCACTGGGCTGGCCGATAACGTCCCGAAAGATAACCCTTACGCGGGCGGATACTCACCCAGTGGTGGCGTGTTATACGGCGGCTATCAGCCGGTCACCGCCAATACCGGCACCACCATTGTAGATAGCAGTGTCACCACCAACGATATCAAGGTGACTATCCCACCGGGCATGAGCCGACAAGATGCCGAGCGAATGATGCTTGATGCCCTTGCCAGGAACGAACGGAATAAACGCGCCCGCCAGCGTGGTCTGATGGAGAATTAAGCATGATGCTATCACTGGGTTTATTTGTCTTTATGCGCCAAACCACGCCTTATCAAAGCCTAGGGCGCAACATTGATTACCGCTGGCCGACCAACAGTCGGATAGGCTTGCGCCCTGCTGCACAATTTCTCGGCGTAGACAGTGAAAAAATCACCCTGTCTGGCGTGTTACTGCCGGAGCTTACCGGCGGAAAACTTTCGCTATTGGCACTAGAATTGATGGCCGCGCAAGGCAAAGCATGGCCGCTGATTGAGGGCAATGGCACCATTTATGGCATGTTTGTGATCGAGAGTCTGAGTCAGACCGGCACACTCTTTTTTGCCGACGGCAGCGCGCGACGTATTGAATTCACGCTCAAACTGTTGCGGGTTGATGAGTCATTAACCGCGATGTTTGGCGACTTACAACAGCAAGCAGATCAGTTAATAGGCAAGGTGAAGAGGTGTTTATCATGATGACCGGCCTGCCGTTAACGGCTGGAACAGATCTGGCCCCGGACTTTATGCTGACCCTGAACCAGCAAGATATCACCCAGAATATCCGTGACCGTTTGTTATCCCTGAGCCTGACTGATAACCGGGGCTTTGAAGCTGACCAACTTGATATCGAACTGGATGACGCTGACGGCCAGCTTGCCATGCCGCAACGGGGAGCGGTGTTATCTGTATTTTTAGGCTGGAAAGGCTCGGCACTGATTGGCAAGGGTGACTTTACCCTGGATGAGGTCGAGCACCACGGCGCGCCGGATAGGCTAACCATTCGCGCGCGCAGTGCTGATTTTCGCGGTTCGCTCAATACCCGGCGGGAAGTCTCATATCATGACACGACATTGGGTAAAGTGGTGGCACAGGTGGCCGAGCGTAATAACTTGCAAGCCATGCTGGCCGAGGGGCTGGCAGATATCACCATTCCTCACATCGACCAAACTCAAGAAACTGACGCCAAGTTTATCACCCGTCTTGCCTCTCTCAATGGCGCGGTAGCTGCCATAAAAGCGGGTCGACTGCTGTTTATCAAACCGGGTAGCGCTGTTACCGCCAGCGGTAAACCTATTCCGCAGATGACCATCACCCGGCAAGATGGCGATCAGCACAGCTTTAGTATTGCTGATAGAGGCGCATATACCGGCGTCAGCGCCAGTTGGCTGCACACCAAAAAACCGATGCCGAAAAAAGTTAAGTTACAGCGTAAGACCCAGTTTAAACACCTGCGCGCATTGCAACATCCCAAAATCAAAGCGCCCCAAAAAAGCCAATCAGTGGAAGAAAGACGTGGGGATTATCTAGCGGGGTCAGGGGATAACGTCTTTGCCATCACCACTGTTTATGCCACACAAAAAGCCGCCATGCGTGCCGCACAAGCTAAATGGGAAAAGCTGCAACGTGGTGTGGCGGAGTTTTCAATCACCCTCGCTATGGGTCGGGCTGATTTATTCCCTGAAACCCCTATCATGGTCAGCGGCTTTAAATCGGTCATTGACCAACAAAAGTGGATTATCAGCAAGGTAGCGCACCACCTGAATAACAGCGGCTACACCACCCAACTCGCGCTGGAAGTGCTGTTATCCGACGTAAACTATAGCGTGACAGTGTAACAAGAATTTGAATTTGCAGATCCAACATTTGAATTGTCGAATTTATTGGTAGAATGCAGCAAACTGAACATGTCGGGATAAAGGAATTATCTATGATGCATTGTCCACTTTGCCGCAACGCCGCCCACACCCGATCCAGCCGCTACCTGAGTGAAAGAACTAAAGAGCGCTATCACCAATGCCAGAATATCAACTGTAGCTGCACCTTTGCCACCCACGAAACTGTCGATCGCATCATTGTCGAACCCGGTAAAAAAATCCCTGCGCCACCCCACCCCGATAGAGGTCATCAGGGTTCATTGTGGCTTTGAAAGACATCGATTCTCGTGCCCTTCCCCCTGCGGAATAAAAATTTAATTCATTGATATTAAAAATGTTTATTCCACTTCAACTCATACGTTGAAGTAGATTTATATCCCCCGTACAACAACGCCATAATCTTATAGGGATATCAGATTAATGAGCGTGCGCAAACTCCCAACAGGGAAATGGTTATGTGAGTGTTACCCGCGAGGACGCGAGGGTAAACGGGTGAGAAAACAGTTCACTACCAAAGGTGAAGCACTATCGTATGAAAGCTACACCATGGAACAGGCCAGACATAAACCGTGGTTGGGTGAGAAGGAAGATCGCCGCAAACTGCTGGAGCTGATTGATCTTTGGTACAAGCTGCACGGCTGCTCTTTAAGTGATAAAAAAGGTCGGCTGGCGAAACTGGAAATTATCTGCAAGGGCTTAGGAAACCCCATTGCTGCCGATATTACACCGAAAGATTGGGCGCACTATCGTGACCAGCGGCTAAGAGGTGAGATAGATAATGGCTACAGCACCAGCCTGCAAACGCGGATGGTTTCTACTGGTACGATTAACTGTGAACAGGCGTTTCTACGCGCGGTATTTAATGAATTAACGCGGCTCGGCGAATGGAGTCTTCCTAACCCACTGACCAATATTCGCGAGTTCGACCAACCCGAGCGAGAAATGGCCTGGCTGAATGATGATCAGATTGATAGTCTATTAGCCGCCTGTGACTTGCACGGTAATCCCGAATTAACCCTCATCGTGCGTCTGTGTTTATCTACCGGTGCCCGCTGGAATGAAATTGCCAAAATAAAAGCCTCGCAGATTTCCCCCAATAAAATCACCTTTATTAATACCAAAGGTAAAAAGAACCGCACTGTTCCACTCTCAGAAGAAATGTATCAAGCGCTGGCCGCCCACAAAGGCAAAGCATTCGCACCTTGTTATAAACAGTTCTATCGGGTTATTCGGTTAGCAAAGATTGAGCTGCCCGTTGGACAAATGACCCACGTTCTCCGCCATACTTTTGCCAGCCACTTTATGATGGCCGGGGGCAATATCATCGTACTGCAACGCATCCTCGGCCACTCAGATATTCGGGTCACCATGCGTTACGCGCACTTCGCACCAGACCATCTGGAAGATGCTATTCACTTCAACCCGTTAGCCCGATTTGAGAGTGGCTGCAAAGTGGCGACAGAGGATGAAATAACAAGCAATGAAGAGTAACGGGGTGGGAGGTAAGTGACTAATATTTATGTATAAAATTTATTTTAAAAGATAAATAAAAAAAGACCGAATACGATTCCTATATTCGGTCTAGGGAAATGGCTCTTGGGAGAGAGCCGTGCGCTAAAAGTTGGCATTAACGTAGGCTTGTTCAGCCATACTCTTTAAGAGTAGTCGAGGACATGTGTTTCGCCAACTTAGCAACAGAAGTAATTAATAACGGTTGCAAACTAATTTAGATGGTACAAATTAACCCACCATTTAAGAAATGGTAATTATCTGTTAAATAGAAAATAAAGGCCGTAGCGATGCTCAAGTTATCGTGCTTACTTTTCGCATAAGGTCATTGCGCGCTGCTGGAAAGGTAGCAAACTCATCTTTTGGCCAGAATTCTCGCTATCATCTAATAATAAAATATCTAGCGGTTTCGCGAGGACATGACCTGCTTTCATTTGTTCAGATGCAACATCATTAAGTGGATATTGCGCTAATGTACTGGGATTTATCACAAACAAAGCACCGCCTGAACGGCATTCCAACATCACCTCTTCTCGGGTAAATGCCCATTGTTTGCCAAATTCAAACTTACTGACAGTCACTATTTTCCCAGCGGCAAAAGCATTCATGGATAGCATCAGTAACGATAACGTCAGCACCAAACCTTTCAT